ATGATAGTATTGCTTAGGACATTTCTCGAATGTTGTTGCACTCGAATAAGACCACGTTTTTAACTCAGCCAATTGGAGTTCTCCTAGCAATCTCTTTTGCTATCTTTGATTTATGTTTACCTTCTGCAGCTTTATCTAATAACTCATATAGCTTTTTCAAAGACAAGGCTTTTAATCTATCTTTACCTGTTCTTGTTTTAAACGGGTCAGCATGCCGTCTACTTTTGTGTATTTGTTGTGTCGCCATGATCTACCTTTTGGACTTCGCCTGTTGATTTATTAAGTTCATACTCGGGTAAAACTTCTTTCTTTTTCTTACCAAAAATTATATCCCAATTCTTTTCAAACTGTTCATTGTTTGGTTTAGATTGTAACCAATCTCCTGTTACATCGTTACGTGCTGTCTTTTTCATTATTTAGCATCCATATAATTATTACCAACTCCCACTTCACAACCGAGTGGTAAGTCACTACACCAATAAGGTGCAGTCGTCATACACTTCTCAACGTAGGCTTTACATTCATCTACTTCTTCATCTTTACATAGCATAACTAACTCATCATGCACAGTCATAACGACAGGATACCTTTTCGCTACTTGAATTAACTGTTCTGCAATTATATCACGAGCCAACGATTGTATGCAACGTTGAAATGTTTTAGATGGGTGAATGTATTCGGGGATTAATGTTCTTCCCATTAACTTATCATATGCCCATGACTCACCTGTATCTGTCTTAAGCTTTCTTAAATTAGGTAATCCTAACAACATACCATTAGGTTTCATCATGCCTTCATGAGGGACACTTTCTATAATACCACCATTACCCATAGTGTAATGTTGCCCTGCTCTAACTGATTCTAACATTGTGCCTGCGTCTTGCCATGCTTCAACCAATTCAGGATTAGCACGTCTGTAAGCATAGACAATATTTTTAACTTCATTCAAATCTTTTTCTACACCACCTTGTTTTAAGATTGAGTGCATCTTGTTAGCACCTACCCCGTAGATACCTGATAAGTTTACTACCTTAAATATATATCGTAGGTCTTTGTTAACTTCGTTGTATGGTGTGCCTGTAATGTCTGCGGCAGATTGTTTGTATAAGTCAATACCATCTTTAATTTGCTGTATCTTTCCATGTGATTGTGCAAACCAATAGGCTAGTCTTAACTCAATGTTACTTAAGTCTGAGGCTACTATTTTATATCCTTTGGGTGCACATATAGCTCGTCTTAGCTCTGATGTTCTTGGTAGATTTTGCAAGTTAATCCCATCAACGCCTGACCATCGATGTGATACAACTGCCCCTGAATACTTTAATGGAACGGGTAATTTACCTCTGTTAGCTATGTTAATAAAGGTTTCTGTTCTTGTTTCTTCGATGGTAGATTTATTACCGATGCGAGCCGCTGCCAATGCTTGCACATAAGGGTCTTCATGTTCGAGTAGTGCTTTAAACCCTTCATCTGTTTTAGCTAACGCATAAGTTTGTAGTCCTGTAGTAGGACTTTCTTTCATAGGCACTTTAATTTTCATACTTTCTAGTATGGCTGCAAACTTTGGATTACTCATTAACGTTTCTTTATCAACAGCTACAGAATTAAGTAACTCTTCTTTCTTGGCTCTAACTTCAGCAAGGTGTCTTACCAACAATCCTTTGTTAAGTTCTAGTTTAGGTTCTGTAAACATACGGATAGTTAAATCAATAAGCTTCATTTCAGGTGCAGTGAACCTATCTTTTAACTCGGTGAATAATTCGTATGTAAGTTCTACGTCATTGATACAATAGCTACCATACTTAGCTAAGTCGTTATGTGTAAAATCTAATCGTCTCTTACCTAATGCATCAAGGACTTCTGTCCCCTTTTCACCTAACTCATATAACTTAGATAGGTTAGCTAGTGATACTGACTCTGTTAAGCCATGTAGAATTTGAGCCATGCTCATGGTATCAAATAAACCTAAAGGGTGTATATCAAATATCCATGATAGAATTGCCGCATCAAACCTCATGTTATGTCCTAACACAAAGTGTTCATGCATATTATAAGAATCTAAGAAAGCTTTGGTCTCAGCGTGTGTTCCTGTAAACCATTTAGTAACGCCTTTATCTTTAACAGCAACACCTATAACTTCAAACCGTTCGTCTCTAATATATTCTTCGGTAGTAAACTTCTTTAACCCATACTCTTTATCGTAATAGGTTTCGAAGTCAATCGTTACTAGATTAGGCATTACTTACCCCTAACGCGGGCTTTGACCGCATGCTCGTAGATAGCAGCGATGTCAATAACTTCTTCTGATTTTAATCCTTTAGGTCTGATTTTGATAACACCATGATGAATGGTGACGATTAGGTTTCTTTCGCCACGATCAAAAGTCGTAGCAGATGTTTCCCTAGTAGTAGGGTTGATTGATTTTGTAGCCATTTCTCTCTCCTTTATTTGCGTCTATTGACGTGATAGTCCCAATCATCAGCACAATCTTTATCGCACCAACGTCTTGAGTCGTTAAGTTTCGTGCCACAATTTAAACAGTAGCCCGTCCCTTGTATATACTTGATGTTATCCAGTTCCTTACGGCGAAAGATATCTTCTTTTTCTAACCTATCTTGCGTTTTATCTGCATCATCTGACATATTTAATCTTCTGTAATACTAATCGAATTATGAATAAATCAATAACTAAAGAAAGAGTATATGGTGCATCTTCCTCTAGAAATTTAAGTTCTAAGCCTACCATAACTCCTGATATTAACGCAAGACTAAATACCCACATTATTTAAACCATTTTTTTAACACCGTTTGTTTTTCAGAATGTTTTACTAATCTATTAACATACCATTGTGCTTTTTTTAAGTCTTGTAGTGCATCATCTTTATAACCTGTTCTTGACAAATATTTTAAAGCAGTTAGGCGTAAATGTCCTGCAAACTCTTCAGGTGTTGATTTAGCTTCCATATAGTCTATGGCTTCGATACCTCCACGTGTGTAGTGTGGTGGATTATTCACCATATCTTTTACTTGTTTGTATTTCTTTAATATATTTTTTAACATAGTCATGTTAGTGTCTCCAATCGTTGTTCTAATGCTTCTAAATCATTTTCATTTACAACTAACGCAATACCTGAATTGTCTCGTATAGCTTCAAGGTTTCGTAGTTGTATTTCTGTAGGGTGATTGTTTCCTGCCTTACACTCTATACCTACAAACCTTCCTCTGATACACGCAACAATATCAGGCACGCCTATACTTGTATATGCACCTGCAATCGGGAAGAAATAATACACATGCCGTTCTTTCAACATCTTAACTACTTGTTGTTTAACCCACTTTTCTTTTACAGGTGCTTTTTTCATTTAGGTATTTCCATAAGTCTTTGCACAGTCATAGCTTTTTTATTATGAAACTCCATAGCCTTTTGATTAAACAAGCGTTCATCAAAGGGTGTTCTAAGTTCTATATTTATGTTATGCATAGCTTGTTTATATTCTAAATAAATTTCATCAGTATCATTCTCTGCAATTACATAGAATTGACCATCTCGAATACCAACCCCTTTAATATACTTACCTACATCTACAAGTTTAAGGATAGCCATTTTCTCTTTATCCTCTTGTGATACAACTGATGATTGCTCATCTATTGCATGATAAACTTTCATATGTTCTCCATGATTTGATTGACCTTTGCTAAGATTTCTTGACGAGCACCAACACTTTCTCGTAAGTCATCGGCAGTAACACCAACTAGAGATTGTTCTAATGCTTGTCTTGCTTGCTCTAATTTAGGGTCTTTTGTTACATTAAGCCTTGTTAATAGGTTTGTCAACTCTAATGCATTATCTACTAAACTATTTCTAAATATCTTTTTCTCATCACCACTTAGCCTATCTACCATATGTTCTAGTGTATTGTGTAGTCTAGACCATGCATCACTCATGGCTGATTCAACTCTACCCTCATATGCTTTCTGATATTCTTCTTGCATCTCATTACGAATATCGTCTGCGATGTCAACACGGAAATCATTTGTTTCAGGCACAGGCATAATAGTATATCTCAAATTAAACTTAGATGCAATTTTGTCAGCATCGGGATACTCTGACCTGTCAAATAATTTACCTAGTTTAAATGCCATACCTTGTATGATGTTTGGGTATTGTTCTATAAACGTATTGATACGAGATTTAAACTCAGCTTCATACACACCGAGTTGATGTTTGTAATCAAAGAAGTTAGTCATAGGTAATAACCTTGTGCCTGTATCCGACCAAGGCAGAGTTTGTCTACCATGCCAATCACGAATTTCATTTGATAACTTTGTGATAGCATCTAGTTGGTCTGAACCTGCAAGGATATGTTTGTTATAATTACCTGCCTTGATGGTTGTGTTTTTGTTTATATCAATTTCTTTAGACACATTCTTATCTAGTTTCCTAGCTGTCCATATTGATATGTTTAAGTCAATTAAGACTGCACTGCTTGCTATACTGATACTCATTTTATTTCCTCCTCTACGTTGATAATTTTATGTAATGCAGGGTGATACAATAAATGCTTATATGTTTCTTCAAAATCTAAACGCTTGTATTTCCATTTAGGTTTCCTGTCTTTAAACCAATCTGTATCTACTAACTGCATCAATACATGATGCAAAGCCCAATAGTCCATACGATATTCTTCACCATTATGGTCTCGAACCGATATTACTGTTCCCCATTTACAAGATAATAGTGATACGCTTTTAGGTTTAGCCATGATTTACTCCTTAATAACTATCTGCAAAGTCATAGAAATTAACATCAACAACACCTAACTCTCGTCTTTCCATCTTATCTAGAAAGTCTTTCAGTTCCGTAGGTATTTCATTTTCTATTACCATTACTTTCTTAAGTTGTTTGGCTAAATGTTTATCAAATTTATAAACCCTCACATCGTCTGATGATGTGTTTTCATCAGCGGTTTTAATGGTTATATCTAAATTATTTCTTTCCCAATCAGATAAATCAGGTTGTAGTTTGGTCATTGACGCTATATCTTTAAGTTTAGAAAAGAAAGGGTGACCGTTTGGCAAATGTTGCCATCTAACATAAGCACTATCGTATCTAAAGTGAGACATGGGATACTTTCTTAATAACCACTTGGCTACTGTTGCCGTAGCAGAATGCCCATAAGATACTGCACCATTTTTTATTTGTTTAATTATATTTTTAATTTGTCTATCACTAAACTTATTAAAATTCATTTTCATTGTTATTTCTGAATAATGTGCTATTTCATTTCTAATATATGTTGCCATTTTCTCTCTCCTTAAAATGTGACAAAGTTATATACTTATAATTTTGTCACGGGTTAGTCATCTATGTGTATTGTCTTACCATGTGGTGATGTAATATGTTTGGTTGTGATAGCCCATAAGGTAGGGTAATCCCAATTACCACCAAAGTCATTCTCTACATAACCATCTGTTAATATAATGATAGCTTCGGGTTGAATGCGTTTATCTTTAATATACTGATTGACGCAACCAACATGAGTGCCACCCCCACCTGCAGGTTTTGTTGTTTGAACCAAAGCTTTATAATCACCTTGATTGTATGTTTCATGTCCTGCAACTTGTGTATCCCAATACAACAACTCTATACTAGATGGGGATACATCATCACATATAGCTACAACTTCTGTTAAGAACTCGTTAAGTTCCTTGTCACCAATAGAACCTGATGTGTCAATACCTACAACGACTTGACCAATAGACTCGCCAATCATGCTAGGCATATAGATGTCTTGACCTAAGAAACGCTTGTGTGGTCGTTTCCATGATGTTTTATCTTTGTTCTTACATGTGGCAGTTACAAAGTCACGCAACTGTTCACGCCAATTTACTTTAGGTTCAAGTAGTTCATTGATACTTCGGTTCTTATTACCTTGCATCTTGCCACGTATGATTTCACCTTGTCGTAGTGCTTGGTCTATCTGCTTAATAGTCTCTTTAACTTCTTCATCAGATAACTGTTCAGCGCCTTCCCAATCGTGTGTATCATGTCCGTTTTGTTCTTTAACATATTGACTACTTCTTTTAAGCATTTCAAAGATTTGTTTAGTCGTCATACCTTTGTATACTAAATCAAACAATGCTGACTGTGGTCTGACAGCTACCTGTTGTGTTTCATCA